CTACGGCGGTCGCCGCCTGAACCGGGGCTAATGGGCCGGAACGCATACCACGGCGACCACCCGCTGGCGATTGCTGCGCTTGTTTCGTCGCCCCTGGGGCTGCACTCTGGGAGTCATTGCGGCCTTGCCAGAACCAGAATGCGGCGATGGCGGCGATAACCACCACGATTACGATTACCCAACGGGATTTATAACTGCCTTTCATCGTTAAGAGTTTCTCTTCCTGAAACGTTTCGCGGAATGATACTAGTGTAGCCAGCCAATAAGGGAGAAAAATGGAGGAATTATGAAACACTATCGGGAATCGTCTGAATGGCGGGCACATTTGCGAGCACGCATCCAGTAATAACACAGGAAACTATTTTATCTACGCGTTAGCGATAGACTGCATACAGGGCGAAAGGAGGTAAGCCGCAGATTTCAGCCGGATGCTGAAACGGGAAAGCCCCTCCCGAGGAAGGGGCCTTAAATAAGGTAAGTTTCATATTTAAAATTCCTTTAATTATCAATAAATTACCATGAGCAGGTCATTGTTGGTCAAAATAAAGTCATTTGTTGATTTCAATTTTGTCCCAGATCTCGCCTGTGCTGTCCCTATACCGCGCCGCCATTGAATCTGATTTATGCCCGAGAAGACGTTGAGCAAACTTATCGCCAATCTGGTTCAGGTATAGCCTCGCCGACAGGCTACGCAGTTCATGGAATGTTGGCGGGTCTCCATCAAATGAGAGTCCAGATGCATTTCTCGCTTTTGTAAAATACTTCGATACTGTTTTCGGGGAAAGTGGTTCGTGATGCGTTGATGCAATTATTGTTTCACTGCTGCTGGTCTCCCTGCATTTCTGTAGTGTATCAGCCAATGAGATATTGAGCGCGTCAATCGTTAGCGTCAGCGGAATGGCGAGCTTAGCCCCTGTTTTACTCTGTTCAATGTGAAGATGGTTGTCGTTTATGTCTGACCATTTCATTCTGCACAAATCGCCCACTCTCTGCCCTGTAACGACAGCCAAATCCATTGCCAGCCTCAGCCAGATTGGGAGAGGTTCGGCTGCATGGTAAATCGCGACATACTCATTAGCTGTCAGCCTTGAGCGCCTTACTTCTGACTTTGCTGTGCGGGTTGCTGTTACCGGATTCGTTGCCACATGCCCCTCGGCTATTGCCTCACGAAAAACGTCAACAAGGGTTGACCTGATTAATTTTGCGGAAGCCGCTTTACCTTCTGCTACGTAGGTGTTTAGCATTGCTGCCACCTCTTTCGTTGATATGTCAGCGAGCGGTTTGTCCGGCAATTTTCTTCGGATTGCCCTGATTTTGCTGGCGTAGTCGAGTAGAGTTTTCGGCCTGATACCCCTCTCGCTGAGGATTGTTTCATATCGGTCAAGCCACGCATGAAGAGTGATTACGTCAGCGCCTTTAATTCTGTCTATCAGTGACTCACGCCTGTTCTCGGATAGTAACTCAATATTGGCCTGAATAGCCTCTGAAACTGCTATCCTTCTGTCTCTGCCTAATCCGAACTCTTTACCCGTCCTTGGGTCCCTGTAGCAGTAATATCCATTGTTTCTTATATAAAGGTTAGGGGGTAAATCCCGGCGCTCATGACTTCGCCTTCTTCCCATTTCTGATCCTCTTCAAAAGGCTACCTGTTACTGGTCGATTTAAGTCAACCTTTACCGCTGATTCGTGGAACAGATACTCTCTTCCATCCTTAACCGGAGGAGGGAATATCCTGCATTCGCGCACCCATCGACGAACTGTTTCAAGGCTTCTTGGGCGTCGCTGGCGAGCGTTCCACTCCTGAAGTGTCAAGTACATCGCAAAGTCTCCGCAATTACACGCAAGAAAAAACCGCCATCAGGCGGCTTGGTGTTCTTTCAGTTCTTCAATTCGAATATTGGTTACGTCTGCATGTGCTATCTGCGCCCATAGCATCCAGTGGTCATAGCAGTCGTTGATGTCCTCTGCTTCGATAACCCTGTCGAATGGCTCTCCATTCCATTCACCTGTGACTCGGAAGTGCATTTATCATCTCCATAAAACAAAACTCGCCGTAGCGAGTTCAGATAAAAGAAATCCCCGCGAGTGCGAGGATTGTTATTCATTGTCGATATTTACCTTTATCGCGAACACCTTTACCAGTTTATCGCCAAAGTGTGGATGTGTGATTGTCTTGATTTCATATCCGTCATACGGGACGTCAATTCTGCGGCTGGAATCGTCGCGCTTCGGATATCCCTTTGTGATAATCAGGCGGTCATACTCCCGGAACATAATTCGCTTATTCCAGTAGTCATTACACAAGCGATACTCCTCGGTTTTCTCGCCGCGCTTCATCGCGTCAAAGTATTCGCCATTAACGGCCAACTGTAGATCAGCCACCTGCAACCTCCTCCCGCCCTACTGGCGGAAGCATATAAAACCAGTGGGTCGCGTCTCTGCAAACTGTCTTAAAGAGCGAGGCGGGCACGAAGCGGTAGCGCATATCTTCATGGTTGGTAGGTGTGAACGCACACACGCGCCTTTCGCTAGACGGATCCGGCATTTCTTCGAAGCGGGAGATCCAACCATCCGGAGTTACCGGAGAGTTGCCACCGGGAATATTTTCCGGAATATTTTGTTGTGCGTTTTGTGGTTGTTCGGATTTATCATGAAGCATGGCGGCGCGGCAGGCGTTCCAGCCAGCTGTTCGCCCAAGCGCGTAAACTTCAGATGGCTCAAGATAATCAATGTCATGCCCGTCCTCATCGTCGTTCTCAGGTAATGCGGCAGGTACTACCAGTACTGGCGGAGCGGCGTAGACTTCAATAATCCCATTATCAATAGGCCATTCTCCATCCTTGAGATAGTCACTTGTGCCGTCAACTTGCTGTTCTGCAATGTGGAATGCACCTATTGGTTTTGCTTCCAGCGATGCCAGAGCAATCCGTGCCAGTTCACGAATTTCACCGCCGTCTATATCGTCAATGTCATCGCGGCCAGAAATGTTAGCCAGCCATTGCAGTCGCTCTTTGGTTATAGCGCTCATATCACTCTCCTTTGATGCGAATACCAGCAGCGCGGATTGCAGCGATGACTTCAGAAACTTTGTATGCCATTACCGTTTGGTAATCCTCGTGAAAATCTGTTCGATGAAGCATGCTGTTACGTTCCGGGAGCAGTATTTCCCGCTCCTCCAGTTCTGCAATGCGTTTGCTTTGAGCTTCCAGTTCACCCAGTAGTGCCAGCACGGTTTCTGGTCCGGCAAGAAATTTGAAGGCGTTGAGCGCATCAATATCCACACCGTAATCTTTAAGTTCCTGTTCACTTAACAAATCATCATCAGCTGGCAACATTAATAGGCGTTCCATTGCTGGAATTGCACGTTCCGCCGCCTCACGTAGTGCCTGATAGTCAATTGTCATACTCGCCATCCCTCACAGTTGTAATCACTACAGCCTTCAAAATCATATGGGCTGTACTGCCAGGTGATTTTTCCGCAATGCGGACAATTCCAACGCACCTTCCCGCTTCGCGACTTCTTTCTTCTGTTCTGCTCTTTCAACCAGTCAGGCATGACCAAACCTGCGCCCTGAACCATTGTTCTGCGGTTAAAGTTATTGATATTGAACGTCCGGCGCTTTGCTGCATCAGCAATGGAAAATGGCAACCAAACTATTCCTGGTTCGTTTTTGTTGGCGACGCTAAAGATGGTCGCTTTACTGAAGTCATCTGTTGGCAATCCACCGTGTTGAAGCCAGTAAACATCGTTGCCGTTCCAGCTACCTTTTTTGTAGGCCACATACGCAGTGCAATCTGACTCAATCAGGCTTTCTGTGGGGATGTACTGGCAATCAACGTGCCACACAGCCATTGCATCCACGCTATCAGCGCAAACAGGCTGATCGATATCTCGTCCACAATTCCAGGCTTTTTGGGCTTCTTCCAGCGTGTAAACATGAGCGCGATCGATATCAGAACTGTAACCATTGCCGTTATGGCAATGGAATGAGGCGTTATTACCCACAGTTTCACGCAAGCACATCATGTAAAAGCGGTTATTCACTGGTTGCCTCCTTTACGCCACATCGCATTCAGATATTTGTTTTGATTTACTGATGGAAAAGAATTTCTCTTAAGCAATTCCTCTCTCGATGGCATTGGCTTTACGCGTTGGCGAATAATCATTTCTGCCGGAAGAATGCCGGGATTGTATGCAAGTCCTCTCATGGTAAATTCCTCAGTCATTACTGATAGCGCCATAGCGTGAGCGGTAATTACGCAGGCGCGGGTCGATATATTCAGGGAAGTGGGTATATGTGGCTTTGCGGAATGGTCGGATTGATGTTTCGTTTATTCGGTCTTTTTCCTGTTTTTCTGCGAGTTGTATATCGCGTCGGTACTTCCGTTCTGCTTTTGTTTCTGGTGGCAGAGCAAGAAACGCGTCGAGATTATTCTTGATATTTTCCAGCACCTCCGATACGGAATTGCCGGAACAGCGGCGCGCGTCATCCGCACCATACAGAGGCGCTGGCATAATTAAATCCTTATTTTTCTAAATCAGAATGGGATGGAATCGTCGTATACAGGAGTGTTCTGCTGGTTACTACTTTGCTGCTGCGGGCCATTTCCTGAAGCTGCAAATCCAATCTTTGCATTCAGTAATTCAAGAGTGATTGATTGACCATTTTGCCCCTGATAAACATCAACCCTGATGTTTTCTCCGGTAATTTCCACAATGCCACCTTCAACAAGAACACTACGGTAGTAATCCGCTTGCGCTCCCGGCTTGGCAAATACAACGGCGCTGTAGTTTGTCCATTCTTTCTTTTTTGTCTGGCGATCGTAATACTGAACGCCAGCACGGATGTTGAATCCGATATTTTCCCCGGCCTGAAACTCTCTTGCGGGCTTGTTTAGTCTTACAGTAATCGAATGTGCCATTAAGCAGCAGCTCCTTCTAATTCGTCTCGTCTGATGTTGTAAACGTCCTGCGCTTTGTGCTGCTCCGGTGTGCCTTCGAGCATCTTCCACGCTTTGGCGAACGCCTGTTTAAGCTCTTCTACGGTGTTTTTCTGCATTGCTGCGTCAGTGAATGCTTTTAGAACCTGTTCAGGTGTAGGTGATGGTTTTGATTGCTTTGCTGCTGCGTTCTGCTGATGTTTATGCTCGTCTGTATCTGCATCTTTCGCATCATCAATGCCGAACAAACCATTGAGGCAATACTTGCGTGCATAAGAGCTTGTAGCTCCCGTAACTTGTGCAGAATCCATTCCTTTCTTGCTTTCTTCCTCTCGTGCAAGAGCGGTTGCCGTATGGCTGTTTTCGCCATCGGTAATAGTTGCCGTGGCTTTCACGTAATACCGATCACCAATCAACACAACTTCATCGCTGATTGATAAAAACAGGCCATTCAGTAACGGCTTAACACCCTCAAGAATGTCTTCGCAGCTTCTGTATTTATATTTGCCGAATGAGTTGTATTGATTCTTTGGCGCGTTCAGATTCTCCTGAATAGCTGCCAGTCTTGCGTAAAATTCTTTGCTCATATGATTGTTCTCAGAATGGACATGGCCCAAGGAAATAACGCTGATTTAATACTTCAGTCTTTGCCGCATTTAAAAATACGCGAACACCTTCACGATCTCCCTTCTGGCGATACATTAACGCCTGCTGCGTGTACATGCGTCTCTGTAACTTGCTCTCCTTCACTGTGGTTGCAAGTGACATGAATATCTCCTTCGTTACCGATTAATTCTTTCATCTGACGAATGAATTCTTCGTCTGACCAGTTATCTGTAAAACTCATTTCCTGCGATACCACGGAAGGTTGATAGCTGATTTCATCGCTTTATTTGCTTCAAGCCACATTTTTGAATCACCAATAAATCTGGCTATTACTGCTTTGTTCTGTGCAGCACGAAGCATCTGGTGATTAATGGCTATTTCATTGCGCATAACGCCTCCAGTTGTTTCTTTGCTGCTCTGATTAATTGTTTAACTCGGCGTGATAATTCAGATTCGTGCGGGTAGAAAGCGGACATGACGCCGCTACCCGCGAGCTGAAAGTGCATCATGGGTAACTCCTTATATTTGATTGCATAACGAAAACGCCTCGAGTGAAGCGTTATTGGTATGCATATAAAAAAGCCCTCACACTGGAGGGCAAAGAAGATTTCCAATAATCAGAACAAGTCGGCTCCTGTTTAGTTACGAGCAACATTGCTCCGTGTATTCACTCGTTGGAATGAATACACAGTGCTTATTCGTCATGCATTTCAGGTAATTCTTCGTATTCGACTCCCCATACGAGTTTACACCAAGTGACTCGCTCATATCTTTTACAAAAATCAGACCACATAACTTGTGTTCCATCATGGTTTGTTATTACTTCTGTAATATCACCAACACTAACAAAACTGGTATTAGAAGCAGTTATTTTTACTTTCATTACTTATCCCCAAGAGCTTTTCTGATTGCTGCGATACCTTTATTAACAGCTCCATACCATTCTGGATATGTTGTCGTTGTTCTATTTTTGGTTTGCTTAAGTAATAACTGAAGTGCTTCGAGAAGGTCAGGCGCTGCCGCTATTAGATTGGCATCTTCAATGCATTGAACTTCCTCACAGATTGCAATATACGAACGCCAGCCAGTGCCATTTTCAAGAGAGTCTGCCTGGATGATTTTAATCTCATCGCCATCCATCATTATTTCCCACTTACCTTCAGTACCTTTAAATTCCATGTTAGCCTCTGTTGTTTATGCCAAAAATAAAGGCCACCATCAGGCAGCCTTGTTGTAAATGTTGCAGGTATCAAGTAAGTAATTAGATGGAGCGCCATAAACTATGAATTCATCGTTTGTCGGGTCCATCTCCATCTCTTGGCCTATTGCCATTCTTGCGTCAGTGTCATCAGCGGCGAAGCATAAAACAGCACACGCACCCATTGTTTTAAAAAGAACTGCAATTGGCTGTGGTTTTACTGAATTTGCGTTAGCGCGAAAATCACAAATCGCACTTTCATGAAATTCCATATCTCACCTCAAATAAGTGGTTTGCCGCGAAAATAAATACGTTCCCACCAAGTTCCGTATCTATCTATCCAGTTACACCAATCATCGACACTCCATTTTGTTGTGTCGCATTTTGGCAATTGGCATGAATATCTACCTTCTTTGTAAAGTCGGCGTTTGACTTTCTTGAGCATGGCTCACCTCAATCGTAATAAGCTGGAATTGATTTTCCGCGTCGCTTCTGGCGGCCTGAGCATGTCACACCCATTTCACTGCGTGGCTTGCTGTACCATGTGCGCTGATTCTTGCGTTCAATACGTTGCAGGTTGCTTTCAATCTGTTCGTGGTATTCAGCCAGCACTGTAAGGTCTATCGGATTCAGTGCGCTTTCTACTCGTGATTTCGGTTTGCGATTCAGCGAGAGAATAGGGCGGTTAACTGGTTTTGCGCTTACCCCAACCAACAGGGGATTTGCTGCTTTCCATTGAGCCTGTTTCTCTGCGCGACGTTCGCGGCGGCGTGTTTGTGCATCCATCTGGATTCTCCTGTCAGTTAGCTTTGAGTAACGCGCCGTGATGCTTATCTCCACGGTTGCTGTCTTGCAGCTGCATTTCGCGCTACTCAAAGCCTTCTGCTTTGAATGCTGCCCTTCTTCAGGGCTTAATTTTTAAGAGCATCACCTTCATGGTGGTCAGTGCGTCCTGCTGATGGCTTAAAATTACAAGAAAGATTGTATGTTGTAAACAAGAAATATTGTAAAAAGGGGCGTGAAAAACAAACTCCATTGTTTTTAAATGAAAAATAGTTTGTTTTTGGTTATCGAGATTGAGGTGGGGATTACTGGTTGCAGGTTCCGACTACATCACCAACAAATGATTTGGTTGATGTAAGTTGTTGCATACCTGGGATATTCATTACTTTGGAGTAAAGAGCTTTTTTGTCTGTAGTGATTGACCAAGTTTCAACGGTTATTCCTCCTCCAGACTGGTATTCTCCTACCATAGTGTTCGATGACAAAGCAGTGTATTTCATCTCTGGATAGACGCCAGAGACTGATTCATAAACTGATGATTTATCGCCATTTATTGTTACGTGAAAAACGGAATCTTCCGTGCTGTCTTTTGTAAACCCGTAACGACCGCCATTCATTGCCCCGTACCCGTGCAGGTTTGTGACAATCCAGCATTCAGAATTGGCGCTGGTAGTTAAGAGTATTGAGAGTAGCGCCGCAATCCTGATCATACGAATTTTACCCTCGCTTCCACGACAACACCGATAATCTTGCAGTTCCCGTTGATAGGAGTCATAGGCCATGAAGGATTCAGGCCTTTCAGGTACTTCTGACCGCCATCTATAACCAGTTTCTTGAATGTTGCTTCGTTCGCGTCAGTCAGTTTGGCTACAACAAGGCTTCCATTCACTGGCTCGCGTCCAGTATCTACTAACACCATATGACCTTCAGGGATGCTTTGACCTACAGGTGAGGTCATGGAATCACCTTCAACCCTCAGCCAGAATCCATCGCCTAATAAGTTAACGTCACTGTCATACCATTCATCAATGTCCTTGATATCGTAGGGTTCACAAGCTTCACACCACGAACCAGCTCTAACCATGCTAATCAATGGATATTTCCCTTTGGGCTCAACGTGCCCAACAAATCTAACATTCGAATCAGAGGTGCCATTGAGCAGCCAGTCAACACTTACGCCAAGAGCTGACGCAAGTTCTGGTAAAAAGCGTGGTCGCTTAGTTTTACCGTTTTCGAGCTGCTCTATAGACTGCTGGGTAGTCCCCACCTTTTGAGCAAGTTCAGCCTGGTTAAGTCCAAGCTGAATTCTTTTGCTTTTTACCCTGGAAGAAATACTCATAAGCCACCTCTGTTATTTACCTCCAATCTTCACAAGAAAAACTGTATTTGACAAACAAGATACATTGTATGAAAATACAAGAAAGTTTGTTGATGGAGGCGATATGCAAACTCTTTCTGAACGCCTCAAGAAGAGGCGAATTGCGTTAAAAATGACGCAAACCGAACTGGCAACCAAAGCCGGTGTTAAACAGCAATCAATTCAACTGATTGAAGCTGGAGTAACCAAGCGACCGCGCTTCTTGTTTGAGATTGCTATGGCGCTTAACTGTGATCCGGTTTGGTTACAGTACGGAACTAAACGCGGTAAAGCCGCTTAAGACATTCCCGCTCTTACACATCCCAGCCCTGAAAAAGGGCATCAAATTAAACCACATCTATGGTGTATGCATTTATTTGCATACATTCAATCAATTGTTATCTAAGGAAATACTTACATATGCAACTTACAAGTACTAGCAAGAAAGCGAATGCAATTACAAGCAACATCCTGAATCGAATTGCTGTACGTGGTCAGCGAAAGGTTGCTGATGCATTAGGGATTAATGAATCGCAAATTTCGCGATGGAAAGACAGCTTTATCCCAAAGATGGCCATGCTTCTGGCTGTGCTGGAGTGGGGTGTTGAAGACGAGGAATTAGCGGAGCTGGCAAAGAAAGTAGCCATGGTGCTGACAAAAGAAAAGCCTCAAGACTGCGGCAACAGTTTTGAGGCCTGATGTAGAAAGACTGGATCAATCCACAGGAGTAATTATGACAAAACGTCGTAAGAAATACCAGGAAAAAGAAGAGATTCGACACCCTGATTCACCTGAGGGATTAGTGGTAGCCGCAGCAAATAACAGGGCGTTCGCAGAGCGCCTTGTTGGTGTTTACAGACTAGCCAAAGCAGGAGTGAAACATGGGCGTCGTTAAGTTAGCTGATTACAGGCCTCAACTGGAGGTCGTGGAGCATCGCGTGGCAGAACTCGAAGATGGCTACACTCGGACTGCAAACACACTGTTAGAAGCCGCCATGCTTTCTGGACTTACTCTACATCAGTTACTGATTGTTATGGCTGTGTGGCGCAAGACATACGGTTACAACAAAAAAATAGATTGGATCGGAAACGAACAGTTCGCTGAACTCACTGGCATGGCACCAACCAAATGCTCTACCGCCAAAAACGAGCTTATCAGAATGGGAGTTCTCATTCAGGTGGGGCGTCAAGTTGGTATGAATACAAACATTTCCGAGTGGAAAACGAAAGTTAACGGATTCGGTAAAACATTTACCAATTCGGTAAAACAAACCTTCACCAAATCGGTAAAAAGCAATTTACCGAATCAGTCAAACACAAAAGACAATATACAAAAGACAATAAATACAAATACCCCCTTACCCCCTAACGGGGGCGACGATGGGCAGGTTAAACCTGAACGTCGCAAGGCAGAACGCATCGACTACGAATCTTTCCTGAACGCCTACAACACCGAAGTCGGCGACAGACTGCCGCACGCTGTTGCGGTCAACGAGAAACGCAAACGTCGCCTGAAGAAAATCATCCCGCAACTGAAAACGCCAAACGTGGACGGTTTCAGAGCGTATGTCAGGGCGTTTGTGCATCAGGCCAAGCCGTTTTACTTCGGAGACAACGACACGGGCTGGACAGCTGATTTTGATTACCTGCTGAGGGAAGATTCGTTAACGGGAGTACGGGAAGGGAAGTTTGCAGACAGGGGGATTGCATGAAACAGGATATCGAAGCGAGCGTTATCGGTGGTCTGCTGATTGGTGGATTAACACCAACCGCCAGTGACGTTCTGGCAACGCTGGAGCCGGAAGCGTTTTCAATTCCGCTCTACAGGAAAGCCTTCGAAGTTATCCGTAAGCAGGCGAGAAACAGAAACCTAATCGACGCGCTGATGGTTGCCGAGGCGTGCGGAGAGGAGCATTTCACGTCAATCCTGATGACCAGCAAAAACTGCCCGAGCGCCGCAAACCTGAAGGGATATGCCAGAATGGTCGCGGATAACTATCACCGCCGTCTGGTGCTGGAAATCATGGATGAAATGCGTGAACCAATTCAGAGCGGAACCATCGACGCATCGAGTCAGGCGATGGATGAGCTTGTAAAGCGTCTTTCAGCCATCAGAAAGCCCCGTGACGAGGTTAAACCTGTACGGTTAGGGGAAATCATTACTGACTACACTGACACGCTTGACAGGCGTCTGAGGAACGGAGAAGAGTCCGATACCCTGAAGACCGGAATCGAAGAACTTGACGCTATCACCGGGGGGATGAACGCGGAAGACCTGGTGATTATCGCCGCTCGTCCTGGTATGGGGAAAACCGAGCTGGCGCTGAAGATTGCCGAAGGCGTTGCAAGCCGCGTTATCCCTGGTTCTGACGTTCGGCGCGGAGTGTTGATTTTCTCGATGGAAATGAGCGCATTGCAGATTGCAGAGCGAAGCATCGCCAACGCCGGGAGGATGTCGGTTAGCGTGCTGCGAAATCCTGCATCGATGGATGACGAAGGCTGGGCGCGTGTTGCTAACGGCATGAGTCAGCTTGCAGATTTGGATGTATGGGTAGTCGATGCCTCGCGGTTATCGGTCGAAGAAATACGCTCAATCGCAGAACGGCACAAACAGGAAAATCCAAACCTGTCACTCATCATGGCGGATTATCTTGGCCTGATTGAGAAGCCGAAAGCAGACCGCAACGACCTCGCAATTGCTCACATCTCCGGAAGCCTGAAGGCGATGGCGAAAGACCTGAAAACGCCTGTTATCTCCCTGAGTCAGCTTTCGCGCGATGTTGAGAAGCGACCAAACAAACGCCCGACAAACGCAGATTTGCGTGATTCTGGAAGCATTGAACAGGACGCAGACTCAATCATCATGCTCTATCGGGAAGCGGTATATGACGAGAACAGTAGCGCCGCGCCATTTGCTGAAATCATCGTGACGAAAAACCGTTTTGGCTCGCTTGGTACGGTTTACCAGCGGTTCTGCAACGGACACTTTGTTGCATGTGACCAGGATGAAGCCAGACAGATTTGCACAGCATCAAATGCACCTGCTGCGCGTGGCAGACGATATGCACAAGGGGCTGACGTATGACCATCTACATCACTGAGCTTGTAACAGGCCTGCTGGTAATCGCAGGCCTTTTTATTTGGGGGAGAGTAAATCGTGGCTGAGTTAATTTTCTCTGCATTGAGGATTCTCGGTGCTATGTGGATGGTGGCGACGTTCATTGTTGTTGCCAGCAGTTTTGTCCGGTTGGTAGGCGAAGGTAAAGACCTGGTGGGTGTGCTTTTCGGTAGCATTTTCCTGTGGGTGATTATCGGTGTTATGCCTGTCGCTGTAGCAAAAATGGCGTGGCGTTTTGTGAGTTGAACTGAGGGTAAGTATCGATGGACGAATCAAGAAAGCAGTTTGAAGAAAGTTGGTTGCGACGTGGAGGCGAATCTTCAGACCTTATCCGTTACCCTGAAAATCACCATGAAATTGGCAGCGGTAATATTGGTGGTCAATACGTGATGGACGATGTTCAAAGCCACTGGCAAACGTGGCAGGCATCGCGAGCAGCTATTGAACTGGATATTGACTGGCCAGAATCGAATGACGACTTTTGGAAAGATGGTGAAGAAGGTGCTTATGCGATGGGTTATGAGGATGGGCGTGACAAAACGGTAATTGCAGTAATGAAAGCTATCAGAGCCGCTGGAATTAAAGAGAAGAATTTCGATGAAGCAAACAATATTCCTCCGAACTAAGCAACAACAGCAAGCCGCAATCAACGCCATCCTCGCAACTCCTCTCGATAAAGACAAGCCAGTCACCATCCGCATTACTGACTACAAGCGCAACCTTGACCAGAACGCAAAATTTCACGCGATGCTGGCGGATATCGCTCGTCAGGTTCAATGGTGCGGCAAATGGTTAAAACCAGAACAATGGAAGGTTTTGTTGATTAGCGGTCATGCAGTGGCAACAAAGCAGGAAGCTGATGTTTTGCGCGGCCTTGAAGGCGAATTCGTCAACATTCGGGAGAGCAGCGCACAGATGAGTGTGAAGCGCATGGCAAGCCTCATAGAGTATACGACTGCCTGGGCTATCGGTCAGAGCGTCAGGTTCACTGACAGGAGGTACGATTGAAGCTCACATGGTTTCACCATCACGACCTCACCAACGAAGAAGCAACTCAGTTAATCACCGCCTACCAATCCCGCAACGTAAAAACTCAACGAACGCTAAGCGCAGACCCTCGGTTATGGGTGGTTTCCGCGTTGCTTCCAGAATACGCCAGCGAGCCAAAGGGTAGGAGTAAGTATCAACAGAGGGTATGGGCATGAAGCACGTAGTTTTGTATAGCGGAGGCCACTCCTCGGCAATTGTCGCGATAGAGGTGGTCAGAAAATATGGAAGAGAAAATGTCATCCTGCTTAACCACGACATCAGTAGCACAGTAGAAGACGAGGACATCAAGAGATTTAAGGATGAGATATCAAGTTATTTAGGGATAGATGTTACGTATGCCAACCATGAAAGGTGGAAAGACGCTACTCCAATATCTGTTTGCCTTGACGCGAGGGCATGGAAAGTTGGATCAGGTCAAATTCTATGCACCAACAGGCTTAAGACAGGACCGTTTGATCTGTGGCTGGAGCGTAATGATAGCCAAAAGGAAAATATCTACTACTACGGATTTGACAGAAATGAAATGCATCGAGTTCAGCGCCGCGTGGGTGTTATGGCTGAACGAGGTTATAAAACTGACTATCCGATTGCCCTATGGCCGCAAAGAACAATCCACTCTACGGAAGAAATTGGCATTAACCGCCCAATGGCTTATTCGAGATTTAAGCACGCAAATTGCATTGGCTGTTTAAAGGCAGGATGGCAACACTGGTACTGCGTTTATGTGCTTCGTAAAGACATCTGGAATGAGGCGAAAGCTGCGGAAGAGGAAATCGGATATGCAATTCACAAGGATGAAGCTGGCGCAGTTTATTTGGAGGAAAGGGAGGGGTTATTTGCCGAAATGGAAAGACTTGGAATTCAGCCAAATGAACACGTCCCATCTGGAAAATTCTGGAGTATTGCTAAGCAAGCAGTTGCTGAGCGAGCTCTGCAAATAGACATGTTTGCCGATGACGACGCATTACCTTGCGAATGTTCAACCTGAGGAAATAGCTATGAGCGAAGAAGAAGACTACATCGAGCGTTTCTCTGACCTCATGGAAGATGCAGAAAGCGAAGGAGTCGACGGCATAAACATCATGATGAATTACCTTATGGCTTATGTGGAGGCAATGACAGGGGACGAAGAAGAGCAGGGAATTATCTGGCAGTTAGGCGACAAAGACCTGGTTATTTCCATTGAACCAGCAGAGCAAGCGACGAAGTTTCACCGACATCATCTGCGAAAACTGCAAATACCTTCCAACGAAACGCTCCAGAAATAAACGCAAGCCAATCCCAAAAGAATCTGACGTAAAAACCTTCAACTACACGGCTCACCTGTGGGATATCCGGTGGCTAAGACATCGTGCGAGGAAATGACTATGGATTATTCACAGTTAAGTGATTTTGAAATTAACTTAAAAGTCGCGCATATCGTGCTAGGAAAAAACAATTACGACTGGGATCCAGAAAAGAAAGAAGTTTACTTGGCTGGAATTGATGGTGGTGAGTTTTTGCCTTGCGGATATTTCGACCCATGTAATATGGCCGCTGACGCATATCCGATCATCACTGAAAACAAAATTAGCACCATGTGGATGACAGCGGAAAAAGAATGGTGCGCATGGTCAGGAGGTGATTTAGAGGAAGGTTGTTGGGGTCCTGACTACTGCTTCTGCGGTGAATCGCCTCTCCGCGCAGCCATGATTGTATTTCTAATGATGCAGGTCGCTAATAATGCTTAGCCCATCCCAATCCATTCAATACCAGAAAGAAAGCGTCGAGCGGGCTTTAACGTGCGCTAACTGCGGTCAGAAGCTGCATGTGCTGGAAGTTCACGTGTGTGAGCACTGCTGCGCAGAACTGATGAGCGATCCGAATAGCTCAATGTACGAGGAAGAAGACGATGAATGAGTTAATAAATGGCAATGCCATCAAAATGACAAGCATTGAAATCGCTGAGTTGGTGGGAAGTCGTCATGACAAGGTGAAACAATCTATTGAACGACTGGCGGCTCGAGGTGTGATCCGAAATCCCCCAATGGTGGTTTTCGAAAAAATCAATAACTTAGGATTACTTCGTGGCGTAGAGGCTTACGTTTTTGAGGGCGAACAAGGTAAGCGAGACAGCATTATTGTCGTCGCCCAGTTGTCGCCGGAATTCACCGCTCGTCTTGTTGACCGTTGGCGAGAGCTTGAAGAAGCTGCGGTTAATATCCCCAAAACGCTACCAGAAGCGTTGCGCCTTGCTGCTGATCTTGCTGAGCAGAAAATGCAACTGGAAAACCAGCTCGCAATTGCCGCACCTAAAGTTGAGTTTGCCGATCGCGTTGGCGAGGCCAGCGGAATTTTGATTGGAAACTTTGCAAAGGTTGTTGGAATTGGTCCAAACAAACTGTTTGCGTGGATGCGCGATCACAAAATCCTTATTGCTTCAGGTTCCCGGCGCAATGTGCCAATGCAGGAATATATGGATCGCGGCTATTTCACAGTGAAAGAAACAGCGGTCAACACAAATCACGGAATACAGATATCGTTCACCACAAAAATCACCGGGCGTGGTCAACAGTGGCTGACCAGAAAGCTGCTCGATAATGGAATGCTGAAAGTAACAGGGGAGGCTGCTTAATGGCTAATCTACGCAAAGAAGCACGCGGCAGAGAATGCCAGGTACGTATTTACGGCGTATGCAATGGTAATCCTGAAACTACAGTTCTGGCACATTACCGGATGGCTGGAATTTGCGGAACGGGAATGAAGCCTGACGACCTGATCGGCGCATGGGCTTGTAGCGCGTGTCACGATGAAATCGACCGACGCACCCATAATCTCGACAACAAAGACGCCAGACTTTACCACCTCGAAGGCGTGATCAGGACGCAGGCGATACTGCTGAAGGAGGGGAAGATTAAGCCATGAACGAATATCAGTTTGTGCTTCCATACCCGCCGTCGGTGAATACCTACTGGCGAAGACGGGGAAGCCAATACTACATCAGCGATAAAGGCCAGAAATACCGAAAAGACGTTCAGCAAATCATTCGCCAACTCAAGTTAGACATTTTCACCAAATCACGACTCCGTATCAAAGTCATCGCAGACGTTCCAGACTCCCGCCGCCGCGACCTCGACAACATCCTGAAAGGTTTACTCGACTCCCTTATCCACGCCGGATTTGCGGAAGACGACGAGCAATTCGATGACATTCGCGTAATTCGTGGCGTGAAAGTACCAGGTGGAAGGCTTGGAATAAAAATCACCGAACTGGAGAACGCATGAACGCCACAATTCAAACGATACCAGAGCTTCTTATTCAGACACGAGGCAATCAGACCGAAGTGGCGAGGATGCTTTCCTGCGCAAGAGGAACAGTGCTCAAGTACAACCGAGACAGCAAAGGCGAGCGTCACGTAATAGTTAACGGCGTCCTGATGGTCAAACAGGGCAAAAGGGGAAGGCCATGAGACTCGAAAGCGTAGCTAAATTTCATTCGCCAAAAAGCCCGATGATGAGCGACTCACCACGGGCTACGGCTTCTGACTCTCTTTCCGGTACTGATGTGATGGCTGCTATGGGGATGGCGCAATCACAAGCCGGATTCGGAATGGCTGCATTCTGCGGCAAGCATGAACTCAGCCAGAACGACAAACAAAAGGCTATCAACTATCTGATGCAATTTGCACACAAGGTATCGGGGAAATACCGTGGTGTGGCAAAGCTCGAAGGAAATACTAAGGCAAAGGTACTGCAAGTGCTCGCAATATTCGCTTATGCGGATTATTGCCGTAGTGCCGCGACGCCAGGCGCAAGATGCAGAGATTGCCACGGTACAGGTCGTGCGGTTGATATAGCAAAAACAGAGCAGTGGGGGAGAGTTGTTGAGAAAGAGTGCGGAAGATGCAAAGGTGTCGGCTATTCAAGAATGCCAGCAAGCGCCGCATATCGCGCTGTAACGATGCTAATCCCAAACCTTACCCAACCCACCTGGTCACGCACTGTTAAGCCGCTGTATGACGCTCTGGTGGTGCAATGCCACAAGGAAGAGTCAATCGCAGACAATATTTTGAATGCGGTCACACGTTAGCAGCATGATTGCCACGGATGGCAACATATTAACGGCATGATATTGACTTTTTGAATAAAGTTGGGTAAATTTGACTCAACGATGGATAAATGCACTCGTTAAATAAAGCCCTGAGTTAATAGCTCGGGGCTTTTTGCGTTTGCACAACAGGTAAGAGCATTCTCCCTTATGGGGCTTGGCTTAAATGCACCGAGTGCTCTTATCGTTGTGGTGAAGCTCAATGGCGAGCTAGCAGATAGGCGATAGTGAAAATACTAGTCATGTAGCTGCCCGCCGCGCGTACTGCAATCGGCAGCGCACCGATGGAAGCCGGTTCGATTCCGGCCGCCACAACCCAAACTGAGCCGTAGCCACTGGCTATCATGAATTCATCGGTGATAGTTACGCTGCGGCCTTCTACACATGACCTTCGTGAAAGCGGGTGGCAAGAGGTTGCGCTAACAACCTCCTGCCTTTTTGCCCGTGCATATCGGTCACGAACAAATCTGATTACTAAACACAGTAGCCTGGATTTGTTCTATCAGTAATCGACCTTATTCCTAATTAAATAGAGCAAATCCCCTTATTGGGGGTAAGACATGAAGATGCCAGAAAAACATGACCTGTTAGCCGCCATTCTCGCGGCAAAGGAACAAGGCATCGGGGCAATCCTTGCGTTTGCAATGGCGTACCTTCGCGGCAGATATAATGGCGGTGCGTTTACAAAAACAGTAATCGACGCAACGATGTGCGCCATTATCGCCTGGTTCATTCGTGACCTTCTCGACTTCGCCGGACTAAGTAGCAATCTCGCTTATATAACGAGCGTGTTTATCGGCTACATCGGTACTGACTCGATTGGTTCGCTTATCAAACGCTTCGCTGCTAAAAAAGCCGGAGTAGAAGATGGTGGAAATCAATAATCAACGTAAGGCGTTCCTTGATATGCTGGCGTGGTCAGAGGGAACTGATAACGGACGGCAGAAAACCAGAAATCATGGTTATGACGTCATTGTAGGGGGAGAGCTATTCACTGATTACTCCGATCACCCTCGCAAACTTGTCACGCTAAACCCCAAACTCAAATCAACAGCAGCCGGACGTTACCAGCTTCTTTCCCGTTGGTGGGATGCCTACCGTAAGCAACTTGGCCTGAAAGACTTCTCTCCGAAAAGCCAGGACGCTGTGGCATTGCAGCAGATTAAGGAGCGTGGCGCTTTACCGATGATTGATCGCGGTGATATCCGTCAGGCAATCGACCGTTGCAGCAATATCTGGGCTTCACTGCCGGGCGCTGGTTATGGTCAGTTCGAGCATAAGGCTGACAGCCTGATTGCAAAATTCAAAGAGGCTGGCGGAGCGGTCAGAGAGATTGAGGTATGAGCAGAGTAACCGCGATTATCTCCGCTCTGGTTATCTGCATCATCGTTTGCCTGTCATGGGCTGTTAATCATTACCGTGATAATGCCATCGCCTACAAAGAACAGCGTGATAAAAAAGTCAGTGAGCTGAAGCAGGCGACCGCCACCATCTCTGACATGCAGCAGCGTCAGCGTGATGTTGCAGAACTTGACGCCAGATACACAAAGGAGCTTGCTGATGCTAACGCGACTATCGAAAGTCTCCGTGCTGATGTTTCTGCTGGTCGTAAGCGCCTGCAAGTCGCCGCCACCTGTGCAAAGTCAACGACCGGAGCCAGCAGCATGGGCGATGGAGAAAGCCCAAGACTTACAGCAGATGCTGAACTCAATTATTACCGTCTCCGAAGTGGAATCGACAGGATAACCGCGCAGGTTAACTACCTGCAGGAATACATCAGGACGCAATGCCTTCGATGATAGCGATAATTCTACTCATCATCCTTCACATCTGGCTCTGTAGACAGGGTGGTGATCACTTCTGGAGTGAATCCAGATTAAACATCTCATTGCTGATGCTTGAAGTTAAGCATATGGCGCGCGGTAAGGGGCTGCGTTGAGATAAGAGCCGGTTCATTACAAAGCCTATCTACGGGTGGGCTTGATAATGAAACCGGAATTTATTCTGGGCAACCAGTTACGGCAGTACCGCGAAAAAACCCAAGCCAGTAAGTGGGGAAATAACACTGGCAGCCACTGAAAGATGAACCTCCAGCCTTATGGCAAAAAAGATTCTTTGTGGTGGCGGACTGATGGAAAGACATCGGTTATTGCAGAGACCATTCAATGAGTGGTCTCGACAATGGCTTATACCCTACACGGGATAACTTAACTGATATCCCTTTTAACGGATAAATGGAGCCAACAATGGCAGAGATTATTCCCATGACTGAAGAACAGAAATTCAAGTTAGAAATTTACCGACTGCTATCTAAGAACAATTCAGCGGCAGAGGAAGCTTTTGCATTCATTGGTGCTGACCAGTTGAAACTGGAATTGTTCAAGCTGCACTACAACGATGGCGGTGCAAATCCAGACTTCACATCTCGCACTATCGAAGCGGTGCGTAAATCGAAGGAAGCGTTAGACCTGTTCACTACCGGAGCATAAACATGGCAACTCAAGGTTTCGACAACCCATCCAAATTCCGCGATGAATGGGATAAGCAAGCAGAAGGGAAATAATCAATATGGCAGCACCAAAGGGCAACCGATTTTGGGAGGCCCGCAGTAGTCATGGGCGAAATCCTAAATTCGAATCGCCCGAGGCGCTGTGGGCTGCTTGTTGTGAATACTTTGAGTGGGCTGATGATAACCCGCTATGGGAGGGTAAGGTATTTTCATATCAGGGAGAAATAATTAAGGCTAACGTCCCTAAGATGCGAGCCATGACTATTTCAGGATTGTGTACCTTCCTTGATATCACCAGGCAAACATGGGGAACCTTCCGGTCAATGGAAGGTTTTTCTGACGTCACATCACGAGCGGAAGACATCATCTACGACCAGAAATTCTCTGGCGCAGCCGCTGACCTTCTCAACGCTAACATCATCGCCCGTGATTTGGGCCTCAAAGAGCAGTCGCAAGTTGAAGACGTGACACCTGATAAGGGAGATCGCGATAAGCGGCGCTCTCGTATCAAGGAGCTATTCAACCGTGGAACTGGACGCGATTCTTGATAACCTGAGCGACGAAGAGCAAATCGAATTGCTCGAGCTACTCGAAGAAGAAGAGAACTACCGGAACACACACCTGCTATATGAATTTACGCCATACAGCAAACAGCGTGAGTTCATCGACGCCGGGCATGACTATCCAGAGCGCTGTTTTATGGCTGGTAACCAGCTTGGTAAGTCATTTACTGGTGCTGCTGAAGTCGCGTTTCACCTTACCGGACGTTATCCGGGAACAAAAGGCTATCCGGCTGATGGTAAATATGGCGGTGAGTGGAAAGGTAAGCGTTTCTATGAGCCTGTTGTCTTCTGGATTGGCGGCGAGACAAACGAGACGGTAACCAAAACGACTCAACGCATCCTGTGCGGTCGTATCGAAGAGAATGATGAGCCTGGCTACGGTTCCATACCGAAAGAAGACATCATTAGCTGGAAGAAGTCTCCTTTCTTTCCGAACCTTGTTGATCATCTTCTGGTTAAGCATCACACGGCTGATGGCGTTGAAGATGGCATTTCAATCTGCTACTTCAAACCATACTCGCAAGGCCGCGCTCGCTGGCAGGGTGACACAATCCATGGCGTGTGGTTTGACGAAGAGCCACCATACAGCATTTATGGCGAAGGGCTTACCCGTACCAACAAATACGGGCAATTCTCAATTCTGACGTTTACCCCGCTGATGGGGATGTCTGACGTTGTTACCAAGTTCCTGAAGAATCCCAGCAAGTCGCAGAAAGTGGTCAACATGACCATCTATGACGCTGAGCACTATACCGACGAGCAGAAAGAGCAAATCATCGCATCCTATCCAGAGCATGAGAGAGAGGCGCGTGCTCGCGGTATTCCTACGATGGGTAGCGGTCGAATCTTCCAGATACCGGAAGAGACTATTAAGTGTCAGCCGTTCGAGTGCCCTGATCACTTCTACGTGATTGGCGGGATGGATTTCGGATGGGATCACCCACAGGCTCAGGTTCAGCTTTGGTGGGATAAGGACGCAGACACAATCTACGTTTCACGCGTGTGGAAGGCGAAAGAAAAGACAGCCGTTCAGGCGTGGGGAGCTGTTAAATCATGGGCGCATAAAGTGCCAACCGCATGGCCTCATGACGGAAACCAGCATGAGAAGGGCGGTGGTGAGCAGCTCAAAGGGCAGTATGCAGACGCTGGATTTATGATGTTGCAGGAGCATGCGACATGGCCTGATGGCGGTAATGCTGTGGAGCCTGGCATCACTGAATTGCGCGACATGATGCTCGATGGTCGCTTCAAAGTATTCAACACCTGTGAGCCATTCTTTGAGGAGTTCCGCCTCTATCACCGTGATGAAAACGGGAAAATCGTCAAGCTTAACGACGACGTTCTCTCAGCCGTTCGCTATGCATACATGATGCGCCGCTTCGCAAAAATGATGCGCGACATCAAAAAACCAAAAGAGAAAAAGATACCAGCCCCAATCAGGCCCATCGCACGGAGAACTTAAATGGCCGACGAAAACAGACTCAATTCCATTCTGTGTAAGTTTGACGCAGACTGGATGGCGAGCGATGAAGCCAGAACCGAGGCGACAAATGACCTGTATTTTAGCCGAGTGTCGCAATGGGATGACTGGCTATCAAACTACACCACCCTGCAATATCGCGGACAATTCGATGTTGTTCGCCCGGTGGTCAGGAAACTGGTCGCGGAGATGCGCCGGAACCCTATCGACGTTCTCTTCCGACCCAAAGACGGCGCTAATCCTGATGCAGCCGATGTGTTGATGGGAATGTATCGTACTGATATGCGCCATAACACGGCAAAGATTGCCGTTAACGTTGGTGTTCGTGAGCAGATAGAGTCTGGCGTTGGTGCATGGCGTCTGGTCACGCAGTACGAAGACAACGATCCAACAAGCAACAATCAGGTAATTCGACGCCTTCCAATCCATGAAGCCTGCTCACACGTCATATGGGACGCCAACAGCAAGCAGATGGATAAGAGCGACGCTAAGCACTGCACGGTGATTAACGCCTTGTCGCGCAATGGCTGGAAAGAGTTCGCAGAGGATTACGGTATTGATCCTGACACCCTGCCATCTTTCCAGAATCCTAACGACACATGGCTGTTTCCGTGGGTATCGAATGATGTCGTCTACGTCGCTGAGTATTACGAGGTCGAAGAGAAGAAAGAGAAAGTCTTCATCTACCGCGACCCGCTGACAGGTGAGCCGGTCAGCTATTACCAGCAGGATATCAAAGACGTCATCGACGACCTGGCTAATCGTGGATTCATTAAGGTTGCAGAGCGCAAGGTGAAGCGTCGGCGTGTGTATAAGTCGATCATCACCTGCACGCAGATCCTGAAAGACCGCGAGAAGATAGCCGGAGAACATATCCCAATCGTTCCTGTGTACGGCGAATGGTCATTCGCTGGTGACAAGGAGTGCTACGAGGGCGTGGTAAGGCTGACGAAAGACGGTCAGCGCCTTCGTAACATGATCATGTCATTCAACGCCGATATCGTTGCTCGTTCACCGAAGAAGAAACCGACCTTCTTCCCTGAGCAAATCGAAGGCTACGAATACATGTACGGTGGAAATGATGACTATCCGTACTATCTGCAGAACAAGACCGATGAAAACGGTAACGACCTGCCGATTGGTCCAATCTCCTACATGGAAAACCCTGAAGTACCGCAGGCCAACGCTTACATGCTTGAGGCTGCCACCAACGCAGTGAAAGAGGTGGCTAGTCTTGGCGTGGATGCGCAGGCAGCAAACTCTCAGGTCGCTTTCGATACTGTCAATCAACTGAACATGCGGGCAGACCTTGAGACATACGTGTTTCAGGATAACCTGGCTACCGCAATGCGACGTGATGGCGAGATTTATGCATCAATGGTCAATGATATTTATGACGTTCCTCGTCATGTAACGCTGACACTTGAAGATGGAAGCGAGAAAGACGTTCAACTCTACGCGCAAGTTGTCGATTACCAGTCCGGCAATGTGGTCACACTCAACGATATTCGCGGTCGCTATGAGTGCTATACAGACGTCGGACCATCCTTCCAGAGCATGAAGGAACAGAATCGCGCAGAGATTCAGGAGTTGCTAACCAAGGTTCCGCAAGGTACTCCAGAGTTCCAGATGCTGATGCTGCAATACTTTACGCTGCTTGACGGTAAAGGCGTCGAGATGATGCGAGAGTACGCGAACAAGCAACTGGTGATGATGGGGCTGAAGAAACCAGAAACACCTGAAGAGATGGATATGGTACAGCAGGCTCAACAGCAGCCGCAGCAGCCATCAGCAGAGCAAATTCAGGCGCAGGGTATCCTTCTGCAAGGTCAGGCTGAATTGCTCAAGGCAGAGAACCAACAGGCGCAGATTCAGGTTGAAGCTGCCAAGGTTGAAGCCCAAAACCAACTCAACGCCGCGAAGATTGCAGAAATCTTCAACAATATGGACCTCGACAAGCAGGCAGAACTGCGTGAGTACCTCAAGCTTGTAGGTCAATTCCAGCAACAGCGCAGCAAAGATGCTCGTGCTAACGCTGAGCTGCTTCTTAAAGATGCAGACCAGACTCATTCACAGCGCATGGATTTCGCGAATCTTATGCGTCAAGTTCAAATCCCCTCCGGCGGAGTAGCCGAGACACCTCAATAAGAGAGAGTTAATCATGGACCAAACCACCGACATTCAGGCTTCTGAAGAATTAACCCTGCCCGGCAATCATGCAGCGGCATCTGCTGATGGCTTAGTTGTCGATAATGCCAACGACAACGCAGGTCAGGAAGAAGGCTTCGAGATTGTCCTGAAAGACGATGAGAAACCAAAACAAGACCCGGCAACTAATGCTGAATTTGCCCGTCGCCGCATCGAACGCAAACGCCAGCGTGAGCTTGAGCAGCAGATGGAAGCGGTTAAGCGTGGAGAATTGCCGGAGCACCTGCGGGTGAACCCTGAGTTACCAAAACAACCAGACCCTAACGATTATCTTTCCGAAGACGCACTGGCTAAGTACGACTATGACCAGAGCCGCGCACTGGCGGCCTTCCAGCAGGCAAACAGTGAATGGCAGATCAAGGCTATGGACGCACGAAGCCAGGCTGTCGCCGAGCAGGGTCGCAAAACTCAGGAGTTCACCCAGCAATCAGCGCAATACGTCGAGGCTGCTCGTAAGCACTACGATGCAGCGGAAAAGCTCAATATCCCTGACTATCAGGAGAAAGAGGATGCATTCATGCAACTGGTGCCGCCAGCAGTTGGTGCCGACATCATGCGCCTCTTCCCGGAGAAATCCGCCGCTCTCATGTATCACCTTGGTGCTAATCCTGAGAAAACACGCCAGTTGCTGGCGATGGACGGGCAATCCGCGCTGATTGAACTCACTCGACTGTCAGAACGTTTAACTCTCAAGCCTAGAGCCAAGCCTGTTTCAGAAGCCCCGTTACCTGATGAACCCATTCAGGGACACGCTGTTGCTGCAAATATCTCTGCGATTGAAAAGCAGATGGAGGCGGCAGCAAACAAAGGGGATGTAGAGACGTACCGCAAGCTCAAGGCGCAACTGAATAAAGGAATTCGATAATGGCATTAAATGAAGGTCAACTGGTCACGTATGCTCTGGATGAAATCATCGAAACCGTCCAGAACCTGACGCCAATGGCGTCCAAAGTGACAAAATACACCCCTCCGGCAGAATCCATGCAACGTTCAAGCAACACCGTGTGGATGCCTGTTGAGCAGGAAGCGCCAACCCAGACTGGCTGGGATTTAACTGGCAATGCAACCGGGATTCTGGAACTCTCCGTGAAATGCAACATGGGCGATCCGGATAACGATTTCTTCGAGCTTCGTGCAGATGACCTGCGTGATGAGCGTTCTTACCGTCGCCGCATCCAGGCATCCGCCAAAAAACTGGCGAATAACATTGAGTCAGCGATTGCCAAACAGGCAACTGAAATGGGCTCGCTTGTTGTTCACGATACCCGCGCAATTGGTCCATCTACTGGCCTGTCTGGCTGGGATTTTGTGTCTGATGCAGAGCGCCTGATGTTCTCCCGTGAGCTAAACCGCGATATGGGCATCAGTTACTTCCTGAACCCTGACGATTACCGCAAAGCAGGCCGCAACCTGGTAGATGGTGACATCTTCGGGCGCGTTCCTGAAGAAGCGTATCGCAACGGTACTATTCAGCGTCAGATTGCTGGCTTTGATGAAATTCTTCGCTCACCGAAACTTCCGGCAGTTACCAAGTCAACCGCTACTGGTGTAACTGTTTCTGGTGCGCAGAAGTTTAAGCCGCAGGCATACACCCTTGATACCGATGGTAACAAAGAGAACGTCGACAACCGTGTTGCAACGGTGACCGTATCCTCCACCACCGGGTTTAAGCGCGGCGACAAAATCAGCTTCACTGGTGTGAAATTCCTGTCTCAGATGGCGAAGAACGTGCTGACTGATGATGCGACTTTCTCAATCACCCGTGTGATCGATGGTACTCACATCGAAATCACGCCGAAGCCGATTGCGCTTGATGACGCTTCACTGACAAAAGAAGAGAAGGCTTACGCTAACGTAAACACCTCTCTTGCTGATACCACTCCGGTAAACGTTCTGAACGTGGCAACAACCACCGCTAACGTGTTCTGGGCTGATGACTCAATCCGTCTGCTGTCTCAGCCGATCCCGGTAACCCATGAACTGTTTGCTGGCATGAAAACGTCTTCCTTCAGCATTCCTGGTATTGGTGTTAACGGCATCTTCGCAACGCAGGGTGATATCAACACTCTGTCTGGTAAGTGCCGTATTGCTGTGTGGTATTCAGCATGTGCTGTACGGCCAGAGGCAATTGGTGTTGGTCTGCCTAATCAGACCGCGTGATAACCAGAGGGAGCTTCGGCTCCCTTTTTATCTGGAGACAAGCATGACACACATGATCTTTCGTCATGGCGACATGAAGAAATGGAAAGGCGTTGGATACGACTTTGAAATCGTGAAAGCCGAAGAGCTTCAGGAATATCTGGATGCTGGCTGGTTTGCACATCCTGATGATCTTCTGAAGGATGTTGCAGAGCCAGAGCCAGAGCCAGAGCCAGAAGAAAAACAGCGTAAAAAGCCTGGTAGAAAACCTAAGGCGGCAGCAGATGAACCTGACAACGAAGGGTGATTTAGTTCTTGCGGCATTACGTAAGCTCGGTGTGGCATCAAATGCCACGTTAACCGATGTCGAACCGCAGTCTATGGAAGACGGCGTCAACGACCTTGAAATGATGATGGCTGAATGGCTTGGCGGTGATGCGTCACCTGGTATCAACGTTGGCTACATTTTCGCTGATGCAGATGTCGCTCCAGATCCTGGCGATGAACACGGTTTATCAAATAACGCTATCAATGCCGTCATTTTCAACCTTGCCTGCCGCATTGCTCCGGATTATGCGCTGGAAGCGTCTGCAAAACTTATAACCACTGCCAGATACGGGAAAGAGCGACTCGTCAAACTGTCTGCAATGGACAGAGCAAAAGCCGCTAAATGTAAGTCCGGTTATCCAAACCGTATGCCTGTTGGTAGCGGTAACAAGTTGGCGAAGTGGAACGGTTGGAATTACTTCCACCGAAAGGAACCTTGCGATAACGGGAGCGAATAATGCCGATTCAGCAACTTCCGCTTATGAAAGGTGTCGGCAAAGACTTTCGAAACGCCGACTATATAGACTATCTGCCAGTGAATATGTTGGCTACACCCAAAGAAATCCTGAGCAGCAGCGGATATCTTCGCTCATTCCCGGGCATTGCCAAACGTTCTGATGTGAACGGTGTATCGCGCGGAGTCGAGTACAACATGGCGCAGAGTGCTGTTTATCGCGTGTGTGGTGGCAAGCTCTACAAAGGAGAAAGTGAAGTCGGTGATGTTTCCGGAAGTGGTCGCGTATCAATGGCGCATGGTCGAACATCACAGGCGGTAGGCGTTAATGGTCAACTGGTCGAGTATCGCTATGATGGCACGGTTAAAACCGTCTCAAACTGGCCTACAGACAGCGGATTCACGCAGTATGAATTAGGTTCGGTCCGTGACATTACGCGCTTACGTGGGCGTTATGCGTGGTCAAAAGACGGCACTGATTCATGGTTTATCACTGACCTTGAAGACGAATCGCATCCTGACCGCTACAGCGCACAATATCGTGCTGAGTCTCAGCCTGACGGCATCATCGGCATCGGAACATGGCGAGACTTCATCGTCTGCTTTGGTTCATCGACGATTGAATATTTCTCCCTGACTGGCGCAACAACTGTTGGTGCTGCTTTGTATGTCGCACAGCCATCACTGATGGTGCAGAAAGGCATTGCCGGGACTTACTGCAAAACGCCATTCGCTGATTCTTATGCGTTCATCAGCAATCCGGCAACAGGTGCGCCGTCTGTATACATCATCGGCTCCGGTCAGGTGTCACCAATCGCCAGCGCGAGCATTGAGAAAATCCTCCGCTCCTACACTGCTGATGAACTGGCTGATGGCGTGATGGAATCGTTGCGCTTTGATGCTCATGAGTTGCTGATTATCCACCTGCCGCGCCACGTCCTCGTGTACGACGCATCTTCAAGCGCCAATGGTCCGCAATGGTGTGTGCTGAAAACAGGCCTGTATGACGATGTGTACCGCGCTATCGACTTCATTTACGAAGGCAATAAGATAACGTGCGGCGATAAGCTGGAGTCCGTGACCGGGAAATTGCAATTCGATATCAGCAGCCAGTACGACAAGCAACAGGAACACCTGTTGTTTACTCCGTTGTTCAAAGCAGATAACGCCAGAGTTTTCGACCTTGAGGTTGAGTCGTCAACTGGAGTTGCGCAGTACGCCGACCGCCTTTTTCTCTCTGCAACCACTGACGGCATCAATTACGGGCGTGAGCAGATGATTGAGCAGAATGAACCGTTCGTTTACGACAAACGCGTTTTGTGGAAGCGTGTCGGGCGAATCAGGAAAAATGTTGGCTTCAAATTGCGCGTTATCACGAAGTCACCTGTCACTCTGTCTGGCTGCCAGATAAGGATTGAGTAATGGCGGATTCGAATCTCAATGTGCCGGTAATCATCCAAGCTACACGACTCGACACATCAGTTCTTCCACGCAATATCTTCTCGCAGTCGTATCTGCTTTACGTTATCGCACAGGGCACTGATGTTGGTAACGTGGCGAACAAGGCCAACGAGGCCGGACAGGGCGCTTATGACGCACAAGTCAGGAACGATGAGCAGGATGTGATTCTGGTCGATCACGAAATTCGACTGGCATCGGCTGAAGCGAAGATACAGGACCACGAAACAAGGATCACTAACGCAGAAGCGGCGATAGTCGGCCTTGATTCACGATTAACGACAGCAGAAAACGATATTGATTATCTGACTGATGAAGTTATCGCCATTCAAAACACGCTTTCAGACCATGAAACGCGCATCGATGCTCTGGAGTATGCCACTACTCGCAAGAAGTCAGAGGTTGTTTACTCTGGCGTATCTGTAACCATCCCGACAGCGCCGACCAACCTTGTTAGCCTGCTGAAAACGCTCACGCCGTCATCCGGCTCGTTGGCACCATTCTTCGACACTGTTAACAACAAGATGGTTGTGTTCAACGAGAACAAAACCTTGTTCTTCAAGCTGTCGATCGTCGGGACGTGGCCCAGCGGAACCGCCAACAGGTCAATGCAGCTAACCTTTTCCGGCTCTGTTCCTGACACGTTGGTCAGCAGTCGTAATGCAGCGACAACAACCGATAACATCCTGTTAGCTACGTTCTTCAGCGTGGATAAAGACGGCTTTCTTGCCACAAATGGCAGCACGTTAACCATTCAGTCAAATGGGGCGGCGTTTACTGCCACAACCATCAAAATCATTGCGGAGCAGTGATGGAAATAAAGCTCATCGATAATCCGGTGAAGCTTGCAGAATTCCTCAACAACCCGGCAAACACGGGAAATATCGTAGACAGTGGAGACAAATACTACATCAAGCCTGATGCGGTATACCTCGGCATCTACGAAGGACTGATGCTGGTCGGAGTGCATGAAGTGCGTAACTTCTGGCATAGCGTTGTTGAATGCCATGCGGTGTACGACCCCGGATTCCGTGGCGAATATGCACTGCAAGGGCATCGATTATTCTGCAAATGGCTTCTCGAAAACTCACCATTCCTTAACAGCATCACTATGGTTCCTGACACCACGAAATACGGACGGTCAATTATCCGTTTGCTTGGCGCTACCCGTGTTGGTCACCTTGATGATGCTTATACCAGCAATGGAAAGCCTGTAGGCATCACGATTTATCAGTTACCGCGCTCAAAATACGAGGAGCTAAAGAATGTTAATTTTCCAGATTGCCAATAAGCACCTCAGCAAAACTGTTTACTGCAAAGGTGGCGGTGATGGCGGTTCAAAAGCCCAGGCACGCGCCACTGAAAAGGGCATCGAACTGCAGCGTGAAATGTGGCAAACGAACATGCAGAACCTTGCACCGTTTACGCCACTCGCTCAGCAGTACGTATCAGAGTTGCAAAATCTTTCCTCTCTTCAGGGGCAAGGTAAGGCGCTTAACCAGTATTACAACTCTCAGCAGTATAAAGACCTTGCAGGGCAGGCGCGCTATCAGAGTCTGGCAGCAGCAGAGGCAACTGGTGGATTAGGCTCTACAGCAACAGGAAACCAGTTAGCAGCAATCGCACCTACACTCGGTCAAAACTGGCTGTCAGGTCAGATGAACAACTACAACAATCTGGCAAATATCGGCCTTGGTGCTCTTACAGGTCAGGCAAATGCCGGACAGAACTACGCTAACAACGTCAGCCAATTGTATCAACAGCAGGCGGCAGCATCTGCGGCTAATGCTAACCGACCATCAGGACTGCAATCAGCCTTGGGAGGTGCCATGAGCGGTGCGGCATCAGGGGCGATGATTGGCTCTGTGGTGCCAGGAATAGGTACGGCTGTTGGCGCTATTGGTGGCGGCATTATCGGTGGGCTTGGATCATTGTTTTAAGGTGGGAATATGGCTACTTGGCAACAAGGAATCAACTCAGGCGGTTTTCTTGCTGGTATCGGTGGGCAAAACTCAAATGCGCCAAAGGCAAGTGATGTAAGTGAGGTGTTGGCCTATATTCGCCAGAACAACGAAATGGAGCGCTCAGGTCGCAATAACATCGGCCTTCAGGCGTTGCAGGGGCTTGGTAGTGTCGCTCAAACATATCAAGCCGCAAAGCAACAGGAAGCGGATGCTGCATTCCAAAAAGAATATGCGGCAGCCATCCAGTCAGGTGATCGGCAACAGGTGCGAGATCTGATGACCAAATATCCTGGTCAATTAGAGAAGATTCAGTCTGGTATGAAGTGGGCAGACGAAGACCAGCGCAATTCTATCGGCACCTTAGCGGCTGGCGCACGCCTTGCGTCATCGTCTCCAGAAGCAATGCAATCATGGCTGCAAAACAACGCCAAGGAACTTACTCGCGTCGGTGTTGACCCTAATAACGTTGCTCAGATGTATCAGCAGAATCCTTCAGGATTTGGTGAGTTTGTTGATCACCTTGGGATGGCTGCTCTTGGTCCTATTGATTACTTCAATGTTCAGGACAAGATGGTTGGTCGCCAACTTGAGAAAGGGCGATTGGATGAAAGCATCCGTCAGGCTGACATGGAGAACGCGAGAGGATGGGCAAATATCCAAAACGCTCAACTAGACAGGGCTCAGCGGGCACAAATGCATAATGATAACGTAGCCCTGAAGTTGCAGGAATTAGGGATGAAACAACAGGAAAGCGGAAAGATTGACCCAAAACTTGTTCGAGATCTGAATAGTGATATTAATGGGTTCTCAAAGAATTATTCTGCAATGCGCAGTGCTGCTGACAACCTACAAGCCCTTGGGAAGCGCAACACTCCAGCCGCGCAGTTGGGAATGATTTTCAACTATATGAAATCGCTGGATCCGCAATCTGTGGTACGCGAAGGTGAGCAAGTGCAGGTAAAACGCACTGATGGAATATTCGGCACACTTGGTAACTATGTTAGCCAATTATCTAACGGCAAGATGCTGAATAATGAGCAAGTCCAAGACTTAATCAACACCTCAAAACTGATGGCAAATACTGAAGGCGAAAAGTTTAATCAGCAAATGGATGATTATCTTTCAACTTATGGAGATTCTCTCCCCAGCGGACTAACTAAGCAATTGCAATCCAGAAAAGCCAAGCTGTATGAAGATATTCAGCAGCCTGCGCAACAACAGACACAACAAGCAACATCTGGCGGTCAAACATTTCGAGAAGGTATGACCGCGAAAAATCCTAAAACTGGTCAGAAAATTATTTACAGGAACGGACAATGGCAACCAATGTAGGTTTACCAGAGGGGTTTGTTCTGGATGAACAGCCTGATAACTCACAACTTCCTGATGGCTTTGTGCTTGATTCCCAACCAGAACAGCAGCAATCTCCTTTGGTTTCACCAGAGGAAAATTCCAGACAGGAAAATGTTGTTAATAATGCTAACGGTTTCGACCGTTTTATGTATGGCGTTCTCAGTGGATTGATGGATGTTGGTAAAGGTGTTGGCCTGTTTCAGGATATGACACCAGAAGAGCAAGCCGCAATTCAGTCTCTACAGCAGAAGTTAGCGGCAAAACCATCAACCGCACAAGATGTTGGTGAGTTTGTTGGACAAGCAGCACCATTTGTTAGTGGTGGTGGGATTATTTCTCAGGTTCCGAAAGGGGCGGCAAGGCTGGCTGCCGCCGCAGGTCTTGGTGCTGGAGAAGGGGCTATTGTAGCCAATGGAACAAATAGCGATGTTGCTTCCGGCGCTGCTATTGGCGCTGTGGCTGGCCCTGTAGCCGAGATTGTTGGTCCAGCGCTTGGGAAGATTGCAGGAAAAATTAAAAATAGTGCCGGAGATATTTATCGCTCATCCGTAGGGATGGGTAGTAAATCATCTAAAGCAACGTTAAAGAAAGCTGCTGGCGCAATGGATAATAA